GAACCATTGTAAGATACAACGTCATCTACTGTATAAGCTGTTCCACCAGCATAAGCTCCTTGCCATTTGAACTTAATACTGCCTATGTTAATTGTAGCCATAATTATTTTCTCCTTAAATTGTAGCTATTAGTTCGCCATTTACAATGCTAAAGGTAAATCCTGAAGCACTAAATAAAACATCATCAAATGTGGCATAAGTTGCACTTGATATGTTATCATTACCACCATCTGTAGTGGTCACAATTAGGTTTCCATTTGAATCTTTATTAAACCCATATACTTCTGCACTACTAGCATTTCCTGGTTGGAATTGTCCAGCACTAGAATTATATGTTAAAACTTGTCCATCTGCAACACCAGATGTTGAAACATCATTAGCATCATTAATACTAAAGTTTGCTAATTGGAATGTTCCATAAGCAACTATTTCTAATATATCTGATGCATTTGCACCTGAAGTTAATACAACAGAAGTACCAGAAGTTGCAGTAAAATCAACTGTATTTACAAGACGAATACCATTTAGGTAGACATCTATAAACCCTGCATCATAAGCAAGGGTATTTGTATTGTCATCAGCACCAGAAAAAGTAGTTTGAGCTGCTGAAGCAGTATATTTAAATCTATCAGCTGTACCATTTACAGCACTTGCAGCTGTTACGAATCCACCAGATCCATAAACTTTCATTACATTGTTTGTAGTATCAAACCACAAATCTCCAACATCTAAACTTGTAGTTGGTGCAGTTGCTGAAATTCTATATGTTTCTGCAAAGTTATTAACATCACTTAAATTAGAAGCTACTGTATTAACATTAGTTATTGATCCACCTACGTTATTAACATTTGCAATAGATCCTGCTACTGTTGAAACGTCAGCAATATCTGTAGCTACAATTCCAATATCAGTTGCATCACCAGCAACAGCAGTTACGTCAGCAGTAATTCCTGCTACACTTGTAACATCAGCTGAAATACCAGCTACTGTAGAAATATCGGTTGCATTTCCTGCAACACTTGTAATGTTAGAATCATTGGCAGCAACAGTTGTAATATCAGAAGATATAGAAGCTACAGTTGTAACTTCAGTCGCTTTTGGTACTAATCTATGAAAAGTATAAGTATGTAAAGTTGTAGTTGTTTCTACTAATAAACCATAACCAGCAGTTAAAACTGTAGATCCACATCCAGTAATTGTTACTGTATTTGATCCAGAACCATTAGCAATAGTTACAGTTCCTGCTGTAGGTGTTCTTGTAGATCCAATAGCTGAAATACTAATAATAGTACCAGCTCCATCATTAATATCTGGATTGGTTGTAGGGAAACTTGTTTCATTAGTAATAGCTACAAAACCACCAACATCATCTACAAGGTCAGTAACTCTAGCATCTATTGCAGCAGTTGTTGCTATATAAGAATCAGAAGCACTCCAAGTATCTCCTGATGATATAGTTTCAGAACTGTCTTGTCTAAAGTATCTTCCATCAGAAGCTGATGTAGTAAAAAATGTAGTATCATCTGGTGTATGAGCTGAAGCCTCAGCATTAGTTACAATAACTGCATCTGCTATTTTGTCGGCAGTTACTGCATCATTATTAATTTTAGCAGTTGTAATATTACTGTCAGCTATTTTAGCTGTTGTAATTTGTGAATCTGCAATATGAGCTGTGTCTATAGATCCATCAACATAATGTTCACTATCAATACTATCATCAGAAATTTTAGAACCATTAACAGCATCAGCTGCTATCTTTGCTGTAGTAATATTTAAATCTGCTATTTTAGCAGTAGTTACATTATCATCTGCAATTTTAACTGTAGTTATAGCTCCATCACTTAATTTAGTAGTAGTTACTGCACCAGCATTTATTTTACCTTCAGTAACTGAGTTAGAATCTAACTTAGCTGCTGTTACAGAACTATCAATAATTTTAGCTGTGCTTACAGAATTATCTGCTAATTTAACTGTAGTAACAGATCCATCTGCTAAAGTTGCAGTAGCAATAATACCTTCTGGTATTGAGCTATTAGTTGCTGTAAGTCCACCAATATAAATTTCTAAAGATTCGCTTACTAAAGATCCTGAATCCCAAGTTACATTAACTGTTGTATCTGTTGAAAATGTTGAAGAACTAATTGTTCCATATATTGTACCAGTAGTAGATCCTACTGCTTTAATTCTACGATTAGCATGATAGACAGATGTTACGTCTACACCAGCTATTGTAAATGAAGTTGCACTAGCATAAGCTGAAGTGTAAGCTCCATCACCATCACCATAAATAACCCATTGAGAATCATTGTACCATTCTCTAGTATTCTTCATCAATGCTCTAATAGCATTGTTAAGATTTGAAGGTAACATACCTTCTGCTACACTTATACCATTAAGATCTGTGTTATTAGCTTGTGTTGTTGAATAATCTTTTATACCTGCCATTTAATCTCCCATAAACCAAGCATATGCTTTATTGTTTTCTTGGTTTTTTTCATTTATTAATGCGTTAATAGCTTCTTCAATTTGTCTTTGAAAAAACTCTTGTGTTTCAAAACTATAACGTACATTATCAATATCTGTTTTATCTGTCATCTTAATCCAGCTCTTGATGCAATTAGGTCAATGCCTTGAGCATCTGACCATGCTACACCACTAGGTGTTTTAACATTAACTTTAACATATCTACCAGATTGTCTAACAGGATTTATTCCTGTAGAGTTCATACTAATAGATGATGATTCTGTTTCTGTATCTGCAAGTTTATCTCTAGTTTTAATAGTAATTGTAGCTTCTGCATCAACAATAGGTCTAATGCTTTGTACATTACTTCTAAAACCTGGAAACAATTCTACTTCTGAAGTTTCTATTTCACCTTCATTTGCAGTTCCAGAGAAAATTGCAGCTTTATAATTATTATCAATAGCTCCTAATAATAATTGTCCACCATTCCAAAAATCTGTATCTAATGCAATATTAATCTGATCTAAATTCTGAGATATAATATCCATTAATTCTACTGTATATGCTCCTACAAACTGACTAAAGATTGTACTAGCATTTGTATTAGCTAATGACCATTTTTTAGTAGCATAGTTATAAATTAAAATTCTATCACATATACCAGTAGTATTGGTATTGTTATTAGAACTTGGATATAACCATAAAGCTAGTTGATTAAATGGATCAACAGCTGCACAGATTCTATCAGCAAAAGCTTTATTTAAATCTGTATCAAAAAATCTGTTTACTTTTTCTGCACCAATAGAAATAACTTGATCTCCATTAATTTCAAAAAAACCATCATCAGCATAAAAGAATACACGTCTATTATCCTGACATACTGTTCTTCCATATACAGCTCCTCTATTAGGAGATATAACTGAAAGTCTAAATACTGTTGCACCACCAACATAGTCCATTCGAACTATTTGGTTTTGCCTAAATACATATCCAATTTCACCAGAAGTAATATTAACAATTTTACCACCTGATCCTGGAAGATCTTGACTATCTGATTGTTTACTACCTGGATTCCATTCGGAAATGTCGTTAATTCCTGACCATTGTATTGTATTAGATCCTGTTGTCAAGTTACCAGTAACTAAAAAATCCCTAATAACTCCTGAAACTCTAAAGTTTGGTAATGTTCCTGAAGTAACAATACTAGATAAATCTTGAAAAGTAGTTGATGTACCCATTAAAAAATACTGAGGACTATCAACACCATTACTTGCAATTACATAGTTTCCAAACTGAGTAAATGTCCAAAAGTCATCATTGTCTCCAGTTAAACTAGCTTTAACTGAACTAAATGTACCACCATCTAATTGATAGATATTAGTATTAGTTGCTACAAAGTTATAAACATTGTTAGCATTATCTCTAAAAGATCCTGCTCCTCTACTATCACTACCTAAATTATTAGATGAATAGTCTACCAATGAAGGAAATCTTTTGTAAGAATTTAAAGCATAATAAACATTAGTAGCTACATTAGCTCCAGGATTCATATGTTGTGGTTGATCAGGCAACCATTCTCCAAAAGGTATTTGCATAATTATTTTCTTCTATAAAAAGATAAATCTGTTCCTATATCTGTTCTTTGTACTACTGGTGCACCACCATAAGAATCTTGTTGATCATTATTTTCGCATCTTTCCATAGCTGCTGAATACATGCCTAACCATTGTTGAGCTTGATTAGGCTCAATACCACCTAAGAAGTTAGCAGCATGATATAATGCTCCATATAAATATATAGCTGGATGATTAGTTAAAATATAATTAGTTGTATTAGAATCTGATAAACTGTTAAAAGCTTTGTAGTATTGTAGATAACCAGTATATGAAGTATCTGGTTGTGGTGCAAATCTAAAACTTTCTGTACCATTATCTGATTCAATAGTATAAGTTCTAGGCATACCTGCTGTAGAACCACCTTTGATAGATATTAAGTTAGAAGGTGTAATATAATTTAAATGATATTTTGTACTACCTGATAGAATATAAAAAGATCTAACACCAATAAATCCTGTAGGTACTGTTACTGTTTCAGCATCAATAGTAATAGCATCATTCTGTTCCATTTGTCTTATTCTTAACTTAGCATTAAAATCAGCTTCAGTTAATTTAATAAAGTCATTAGCTATTTCAGAAGTTAAATCACTTCTGTTAAGCCAATTAGCTATAGATGTTTTAAGTGCAGAATAAGTGTTTAGTGCCATTACATTCTTCCTGGTGCAGTTCTAAAATAACGATAATCAGAACTATTTAGTTTTTCTCTTAATATTTTACTTCTAGCTTCTTTAGGTAAAGCAAACCAATTATTAGTACCATTGTATTCCTTAGTCCAAATCTCTAACATGATTCTTGGAATACTAGCTATACGTTTCATATCTTTAGATGGAGTGTATCCATCATTTTGATTGTATAGCTCTTTATTTCTTTTTAGTAGAGGACTAACATTTTCACTTTT